CAGGTGTGTCGGGGTATACTTCTGTTTTGTTGTAATACCCTCCCGTAAGTCCGAAGAACCCGGCAGTGCTGAATACGTTGATATTGTCTTCTACTTCGTACACAAGTCCAGAGCTTAGTGCTCCTGTTGTACCTACGGTAGAAGTTGCACTATCTGCAGCAGTAAGTTGAACTCCGGGAATAGTGAATGCAATAGAATATGAACCGTTGAAAAACCGGTACCGGATATAGAAAGCGTAAACCTCTTCATGCATGAAGGATTTTTTCTTTCCAATAATGTGTTCATGCGGTGGGTTGGTTCCGGTGATCAGTTCACTAACCCATTCAAGTTTAATAAGATTAGCATATTTCTGCATGTCGGTGATATCCGGAAGCTTTTCCAAATTCCCTACATACAACGCATCATTAAGTTGGGCTACCGTTCCCACCTTTTCGTATCGTACTTGAGCTGTTAAAACTTCTTCTAAAGATACATCAGTGTAGTCTCCGTCACCTGTAAATACTGCGGTAATTGACCCGGGGACCACTGGAAGTTTATCAAGGAGTACTGCTTTTGTTACCCCTTTTACCTTTGAAATGATTGCTAATTCAAGATACTTGTAACTCGTATCTTGGTTAGTTATGATTAACTGAATCGCTTTATCGGAATATTCATTTCCGTTTTCATCCGTAACAACACCGGCAGTTTCGACTTGTGAAAATGAGGTAACCGTTCCATCAGTTTTGTAGTAACGAGAGGCCACATAATATGAACCTACGGCAAGATTACCCCCGAGCACAATATCCTTGCTGATAGTAGGAGCTACGAATTCAGAAAATAATCTCCAGCTCTTTTCAAATGTGGTGTCAGGTGTTGTAAGATTTAAGTATTTCGGGAAGGTTACTTTGTCCGTAAAAACACAAATAAGCTCTCCTTTGTTATTGCGTTGGACTTGTCCCGTAATATAGTTATCGATTTGGAATCCTAGTTTATAACTGAGGGCTGCATCAGTAAAATTGTAATCGTAAAAATTGATGTCTAAGTTATAGAGCATCACACATGAGTTCACGTTGTTTGTGTAAAACACGATTACCTTGTTGACGTCTGTTTCTAAGATACCGTTTATTTGATAGCCCTGTGGGATTATTTGAGAGATTCGTTTGAATCCTTCTTCGTTTACTACAGTTCCTTTCAGATCAAACTGTACTCCATTTTTACCAAATGGGTAGGTTCCTTCTGGTTGATCTTCAGGTCTGACATCTAAAAATATGCCTTTTAAAGGTTTCATACCGCGAAGATACTTTAAGATTCAGTCTCATTATCTTTCTTTAGCCCATTGATTGGATTAGAATTTTCAAGTCTTCCTTTCAGTACCTTCATTAAAGGCTTGATGAAGTATTGTGTCATCGGAGAATTAGGGTAGGCCAGTGAAAGATTTTCGCAAACTGAGAATAATTCTACGAAAGTCATAAACCCTATTAAAGCATTGATTAATACAGCTAAATCGTACTTACGTGTAGCATCCACAAACTCTATTAGATTTACAAATATTGTAACCAGAATCACAATGGCTATGTAGCTTCCGATTTTTATTAGAGTTCTACGAAAGCCTATACTGGAGCTACACATTTTTTTTGACCAGGCTTTTAAAAGTCCTGTGACCAAGTCTAGCGTCGTGGCTCCCACTAACCAGAATACGGCCATAGCAGATGGTAAGTGGTCTATAACGAGCCAACTAAACCCAACAGATAGTATGAGTAATAGTGGAGTTTTTAGAATGACACCAATAGAATTTAATTGATGTGAAAATTCGTAAAAGATATGTCTATGCATGATTAAACAAAAATATACTCTACTTATCGTTTTTTAAAATAATGTACTATGAAGTTATTGCAGAAAATTTCCTTCTGGAGATGCTACTGAAAAATAGTTCTCCCAGTAATTGGCCGGAGGAATAAACCGTACTTGCGTTTTGATTTGCTGTTCTTTCATATCTAAAGATGGATATCTGATCTGACCTATTGCCCTTGCAGCGTGAAGCTCGAAATGCTGTAAAAGCTGTTCGTATTTGAAGGTTTTATCATCGTACCCTGCGCCTACCATCATTGCCCGAACATAATAGTATAAAGCTTGTTTATAGTCTTCGTTGTCCGGAATTAACGGAAGCCCGTTGTCATCTACCGGAATGGCATAGTAATAAAGTCTTACCGTACCATCACAAATGGAGGTATTAAGCCAATCCATTTCTGTTTGATACCAGTGAGAGCTGAGAGGCAAAGCAAGAGCGGCCTTCAGACCTTCTACGGAAGCTTTCCAAACTATATTGTTGTGTGTAACTGGATTTCCTTTAGTTTCTGGAGTTTCTTCTTCTGTGTACGTGTGGGACTGCGCTACAGTTTCGGACACAAAAACAGGAACAGTTGGTACCTCTTTATTTATTGCCGGTCCAGTCTTGTAATGTTTTACCGTAGATGAATAATTCAAGCGACAGCCTTCGTATTCCACAGCTAATAAAGACACAAGATCACAGGGAAGCTTTCCCTTGTGGAAGTTGATTTCTATATCTTTGAATGCAGGAGAGTACTGGTACTGAGTTTTCATCATCCCCATTGCTTCTGGGATCCATTCGTTCATGTCGATAATGAAGGATGCATCCGAAATTCTTGTATTACGGATGATCCGTGCGATAACTTCTTCTATTGAACAGGATTTATATATCATTTCCTAAGAGATTTTAATGGGTAAAATAAGTATTTGTATTTCAAGGTCGGAGTGCGTTTTAACGCTGCACTGAATTGCTGATTGAATCCTGCTCCACTTCTGAGATTACGAGTGGGCTTAAACTCATACACGGTTTCGTTTGTAATGGAATTCGTTTTGTGCCAACCGATCCGGCACCAATCATCTGAGGTGAAATATATTAGCTTACGGGTTTCTTTCTGCTTCTCCTCATTCCATACCAATGGTTGCCGTAAAGTAGCTGCATGGTCAATGGATTTCTTTTTATGGTCACGTTGAACTCTACGTGCGCATATCTTACCTACTTTATTCCCAAGGTTTAAAACTTCTCCACGAATGATATGTTCTTTTGCTAGTTCAAAAAACATAGAAACTACTTCTACGTATTTTTCATAAGTGATGGCTTCTATTACAGAAGATTTCCCTTTGTTTTTGAACTTACGGTACATACTTCTGTATAAAACTTCTTTTCCATTATCGCCTACCCAATCTTCGTTGGAGGCCATAAGGCTTAAACAGTACGAATCCCATATATCTTTTAAGTGGTATGTATGCAACTTATTCATTAGTTGTCAGTTTTTGGGTTTACAGGAACTTGAATATCCTCTTCCAGATTAACAGTGTTCTTATCTTTAAAATCTACTTGCTCAATCATTTGAATAACCTGTTGGATGATCTCTCTTGTAGCAGGGTACTCTTGATTCCAAAAATCACAATTGGCATCTGCTGCAGTACTAGCTGGTTTACAAAGAAAATCAGATACAGCTAACGGATCGTCCCAAATGGCATCAACTCTAATCATAGGAAGTTCAGGATTTCCTAGCACAACAATCTTATCGTTAATCTGGTTGTACATGATACGCTTTCCCGTGTATTTTCCTTTTCGTAAATATTGGGCCACTCCAGGGTTAACTTCATAAAAAGCGTTACTTCCGTTAATTGCTCCTACAAAATCCAATAGAATTCCATTAGCTCTGAGTGGAGCTGGTAAAGATTCTGATACTGCTACATCACATAAAGTTACCGGAAGATCACATTCATATTCTTTTTCTTTATGCATTCTAACATAAATAGTTTGAGTAAAGAACTTTCTATCTTTCGGGTTTCTTTCAAGTGAGTTGCGGATCACGCGACTTCTCCACGCATTAACTCTTTCCATCAAGGCTAGTTTAAATGGCATGTCCAAAACCTTGTTATATTTTAAGGCAATTGCTGTGGTAATTTCATTCGGAGTCATGGTACAAAGTTATTTATTAAAAATAAAAACCCTCAACATTTCTGTCAAGGGTTTTACTAAAGCTGAAAATTTCTTAGAAATTGAACAGTGCTGCAATGTTTGCTGCGGTAGACCCACCCGTAGGAACTGCAATGATGACTGTTTTCTTATTGTAATGAGACTCAACTGGTGTTGGGCTGTCTTCTCTTTGGCCAATAGTCAATACTACAGTATCAAAGTTCACAGAGGTTCCAATTGCGTCTTTAGGAAGACCGAAGTCTTGTGCGTTCACCCTTGGAGTATCAGGGTAGTAATGACCTACACCACGTCTTACATTATCTTCAAACTGCAGTTCACGTATTTGTGCTAAAGTTCCTTGGCCCGAGAACTGAGCTTGACGTACTGTATACGTGTATACAGTGTCAGGATCAGCTGGAACTGCTTTTGTAGGATAGTTGGTGATTACTATACGGAAGTGACGATCCGCATCATTAGACCACACAATCAACCCGGTCAAACCGGTCAAGGCTGGAAGAGAAGCTGTAGGAGCTACTGAATAAGCCCCAGCGGCTGTGATTACCGGAGTTTGGGCAACACCATTTACGATTGGCAAATAAGCTGCGGCACCAGAACCTGTACCACCAGTAAAAGTGATAGGAATACGACCATTGTAAATGGTATAAATGTTTGACCCTGGGGTTGTCAAAGCCACAGCTGTAACACCACCTGAGATAGTTACAGCACCTACTACAGGGCTCACCATAGCACTCAAGTTGTAGACGGCATTGAAGAACTCCTCTTCTTGTTTCTTGTTGATCTTATCTACAAACTTTTGAATAGTTGCAGTATGACCAGAAGTCATCAAATCATCAAAATCCCATGTAGGCATTGGCACATTCATTGGAGTTGTCTCGATAATTTTGATACCAATACGGTGACCAATGTTTGGAGTACCTGCCGTTAAAGCCATAGTCGAACACTGCATTGTAGGAGCTTTATACGTAAACGCTTCAGCTTTTACTGTATTAGCGCGGAAGGATGTCGTATGCCGTACTTGGAAAACACCATTTGTATCGGATTCAACTGTGTATCCGATTTGAACATTCTTTGTTTGATCAGCTGCTGGAATTACAGACCCCGCAACTGCTAAGGATACTGGTTGAGACGCAATGGCGTCCTCTTTGAATATACCCATACGGTATAAAGGTCCGGCTGCTGAGAAAGCATTTAAAGTTGTACCTGCTGCCGTAATCAAAGAATCGGCGATGATCAACTCATAAGGTATGCCTTGAGTTACTTTGTGAAATTTGTTGTTAAGTGCCATTGTATTTTATTTAAAGTTTTTTAAAGAGTTACTCTGTTTTCCAGATCGAGTGTTGATAGCGTGGTTCCGTCTTTGTCCTGCATTCGGTTCAGAAGATATTCTGTAGCCATGTCGCAGATTGTTTGATGAAATTCTTCAGCTATCTCACAATCACTCCCCAAAATTATGGAGATAGGTTTAGGTTTCCTAATATAACTGATGATCGCTTTTGTTACTGTGAAGTTTTTCCCGTTATATACCCACAATACGTTATTTTCAAGTTCTGATATTGGGGATTGCATATTACTTTGATAAAAAGCTGTTTGCTGCAATTCAGGAATATTGGCAGATTCTTCTAATCGATTAGCTCTGTAAAGACCTTCCGTAGTAATAGTAGTTGTGGCAACAGTTTTGCTGACTATTGAGATGTTTGTAACGGCTGAACCATTGTACAATACTGCGATACCGGTACCATCTGGGATGATGATGCAGTTCTGTTTGTAGATTGTGTCGTAGTGTTCCCAATATGCTTCTACTCCCAGGGCTCTTAGTTTATACAGGATAAAGCCTATAAAGAAGCTGATATCAGCCTTATTTGTTGTAGCTTGATACTTGTTATAATGCTCCAGATCTCCGGGAATGCTCACAGTCTTTCCATTTGCCGTAATAGAAAATGAGGTGAAGTAAGGTCCTAAACCTGTCGCTTCCGGCATGTTGATCACTTTCAAGTTTACTATTGACGATGCCGTCGTAGATGTTCCACAATCTGTAAGAAGACGAGACTGATCCGCCAACAGGTACATATAGTTTGAAGGCAGTATGTTTTTACTACGGCTGGGTATTGTAAGATCAGAGGAGATTTCCTTATTTGTAACTACTAGATTTCGAAGTGCGTCTACTCGTAGCTGATCTATTGTGAAAGCCCCTGTTGGTTTCCCTTGGGCATTGAGTTTCGGTTTTAAAGACAGTTGAATAAACCGATTGAACATCTTATTCAATACCCAGTCAATCTCTTGGGAAAGAAATTTCCGCGTAGTGTTCGCTGCAACTTTTTGAGTTGACTGGTTGATCTCGATATGCATTTCGCGGACTGTCATAAAAAAGAAATTTCCACAAAACTAACGCTTAAATTAGTAATGTGGAAATTCTTTAGAAGTGAAACTTTACTGGACTATTTCCCAATCAATTTCATGCTGATCGTAAGGTCCAAAATTGTACTCTTCTTTACTGCCATCCGGTAAAGTTTTTTCAAACATATCGGTTTCTTCTGGGACACAAGTGATGAATGTTCCCGATTCCCACGCTGAACGTGTGGCTTTTTCTCCTTGAGCTAAGGCTTCTTTAATTTCTTGTAATCGCATACTACTTATTTTTAAGCTGCAAACTTACAAAATTTTTAGAGTTTGGGTTTACCTGGTGAATATTGTTTTTCCTGATAACGAGCTTTCCAAGTGGTAACAAGGTCGGAATTCTCAGCATCTTCAAAGAAGAATCGTGTTTCTTCTTCATTGTTTCCAATGAGCTTATCATTTTCAGCATCTACATAACGCTCTCCAATTTTCTTAAACACCCCGGCATTTACTAGGGACTGTAACCAGTACAATGTTTCGATGTTTGAGTTGTTATAAGTAGCAACAAACTGATCAGGTTTGTTTTCAGATAAGCGACGAAGTTCGTCCTGAATAGAGCTTTTTTCGTTTGCTCCAGAGAAGGCCCGAGGATCAACTCCCATCAAGGTCAACATCATCTTCGGTTTGATTTCATCATCTTTGATTTCAAGATAGATTCCCATAGCGGCATCTTTCTCTTCGTTCTTTTTCACGTTTTGTTTTCTCAACTCTTCTTTGTCGAAAATATAATAACGCTTCATTGGATTTCCATCAGCTTCTTCCTTGTTTTTAGCAACTTCCGGATGTCCTGATATTTGTCGCCACCGTAAAAAATCCACTAAGTTTAATGGCACGTTTGAATTCTCCGGATTTTGTTTATCAACATGTACAGGTTTTAGATTGTTGACAGTCATTCCAATTTCCAAAGTTCTTCCTGTATTGTATGGGACATCTGTGGAAATGTTTTGGTAGAACTCCGCAACTTTTCGCATAAACTCAGGGTGGGTGTTATCCACTTCTGTAAGCTGAGGAAGAAGCATATTAATTTCTGCAAAAGTTAATCCGGATGCGATACGTGGGGAACTTGCACTTTCGAAATAGGAACCGATTGACTGTTTGGAATCCGCGAAATAGTCTTCTATTTCTTTTCCTTGACTTCTGGAGAGGAATGATCCTGCTCTATACACCGTAATTTTTTTACTGTTTTTGTGATCCATTATGTAGTTATTGAGCTACAAATCTACTATAAAGTTTTACATAAACAAAAATCCCCCAGAAAATCTGAGGGATTTGAGTCGTTATTTCTACGGCTGACTACTAAGGAAGACCAGCCACACACTGTAAGTCGAAGCAACGGTTCGCTCTGAGGATTTGAATACCTGCAGATTTGAAACGGTAGTAACTTGATTTATCCATATCGGTAGTTACAAGACGAGACTTGTCACCGTTACCAATCAAGAGTTGAAGAGATCGAGGCATTGGGGTCATACCAGGTTGAACACCTTCCATGTAAGCACGGCCGGTTTGAGCAACGTGTTGGATGTTTGGTTCACCATCAACATCACTGTCATCAATAAATACCATACGGTAAGACTCTAACGGAAGGCCAGATTCAGGATGAAGAGGAGAAGCTTTTGCCACACGTCCTGTGTTGAAGATCGGATTCAACTTGAACTTGATAGTGTAACCATCGATGTGGTAGAAGGTATCGAAGAAACCGCCAAAAGCTAAGTTGTAACCTGTACCACTTATAAACTTATCGGATACGTTGCCCCAGTTGTTACCAAGTAACTGTCCACCAGCTTCACGGATGATACGGTCCATCTCTCGACGTGCGCCGGTACCTCCCATCAACGTGATGGTCATGTTACCAGTATCGCTTTGACCGAAAAGAGCATCACCTACTTTGTTTACCAAGGTTTGGTACGATAACTTAGAGTAAGTTGATTTGTTCGCAATTTGTTCCAATACACCAGAAGTACGTGGAATAACTTTACCTGTAAGCATATCCTTCAAAGGAATTGTACCATCAGGTAAACGGTTATAACGAGAATACCAGTAATAGTGTTCACAGTCTTTCAGCCATTCGTTTTCAAACTGCCACATGAACCAGTCCATCCACACATCTGTAGACTTACCGTCTTTACCGGTTACTGTGATTTTCATGATCTTGTTTGCAGAATTACCGGCCCAAGAGAAACCAGTACGCATGAAGCCCATCTGGTTTTTGAAGTTACCAGGAACAGCCATGTTTGATTCAGTGGTACGAGACTCTGATTCAGGAACGGCCGTATGTAATTTCACCCACTTTACACCTGCGTAAGTCTGAGCTACAGGACACCAGTCTGAAGGACCAGCAGGATCAAGTTGTAATTTATAACGGTAACCACCGGCAGCAAATTCAGGATCTTCCAAAATGTAGGCTTGTGTACCACCTTCAGATTGAATAACCGTGAAACGCTTTAAGTAGTTGTCAGGGAAGATCAAATAGAACGGGCTGTTTCCAATACCCGGCTTGTCATTCGTACTATAGAGTGTATCGAATGTTACAGCTGCTTTATCCAATTGACCGATTACCGGATAAGTAAACTGAACGTCGTCAATTTCCTTATGGGTGTTATTATTACCGAATCCTTCCCCACCAAGTGTCATCATAGACAGGGGATAGTTGTTTTCGTTTTTACCTAGAATGTAGGTAAGCTTACGTGTGAGCTCTGAAGGAGCTCCTTGTTTTTGATGGTAGAAGTTCTGTTCATCCATCAACGACTTGGTATCGATAATGGTAGCTTGAGCTAACTGGAACTTGGAACCGGGTAATACGAGGTTTGCCATGTGTTATAATATTTAGAATTTGATTTCGCTCAAAGGTACAAATTTCTGTGAGGCAGGAGTTCCATTCCCTGCTTTTTGCTGAGCGGCTTTATCTTTCTCTACGGCAATTCTTAATCTCTGTGTAGTTATAGCTTTAGCTTTTCGCTCAACCAAGGTTTTCAAGTCTCCTTTCACAAATGCATAATACATCTGTTCGACAAGTTTAGGCAAATCTTGATTGATCTCTTGCGTGAAATAAAACTTACCATTGTCCCAACGAGTACGGTCTTGTAAGAATTTCATGAATTCCTGTTGCTTGTTTTCCGGAACAATTAAAGACATTTCAGACTTGATGGCTTTGTCGTAAGAAGACAACAAGTTTGATACAGAAGCGTTGAAAGCTTCTTGTTGCTGCTTATTGAATTTGTCCAACTCTTCCACTTGTTTCAGTTGGTCCGTAGCAATGGCATCATACAATCCTAATGCTTTTGTAGTCAAGGTATTGTCCTTGATATACTTGTCAACACTGGCTTGAGCGATATCCGGATCAACTCCTTTAGAGATAAGAGAATTCAAAACCATGCGAGACTGAGCTTCCGTATCACTTTCGAAATCAGTGCGCCCCGGGAGCGTTGGAGTTGCTTTACTGAAAAAAGTTTCATCATCGCCTCCACTTTGTAGGTGTAAGAAATAAGCGTATCCTTTAGGAAAAGAAGATTTCAAATGTTTTTCAAATTCTTCTGCTCCACGTTGTTTTACTACACGATCACGGAGGGCTATTCCTTCAGGAGAAATAGGGTCAGCATCACCATATTCTACTTCATAGTTTTCACCAGAAATAGATTCAACTGCGGCATAGAATGCAGCAGCTTCTTCGACCGGGGTGGGAACAGGGTCGCTAGAACCACCAATCTTTTGAATGGTGCCATCTTCTAATTGTTCATAACCTTCTAAAAGGTTTCCTTCGGCATTAAGCCCTTCAACCTCTGTAACTTCTTCTTCTTCAGTAGAGTCAGTTAGGTCAGTGGATGTAATTTTTTCTGGTTTTCCTAAAGCGTCAAACTGGTAACCTTCCATTAAGGTACCATCAGCATTAACGCCTTCTACGGTTGGATTCGTTGGATCCGTTTGAGTGCCTCCACCGCTGTCTGCGTTGGGGTCTCGAAATAAACGTACTATCATATTATATGAGGTTTAAAATTATTTCTTTTTAGCGGGTGGTTTCGGCTTAGGTTTCATTTTTGCTATCTTGACCTTGGCTGCGATTTCTTCTCGTTTAACTTCTCTATCAGCGTTTCGTTGCTTCGCATCATGTCCAAGTTTCTCACGTTCAAGTCTCAAGTCTTCTATTTCTTTAGCATCCAGAATACCATTGTCATTGCTGTCACCATCTTGGAATGTAAAGGTATTATATTCTCCTTGAATAATTGCTTTCTCCTTCTCAATTTCTCCTTTTGCAGCAATCTCTTCTAATCGATATTGGTGAAGTACAGCTTCTAAATGGAAGCGACGCTCATCTTGTTGCTGAATTACTTCAGCTTCGGATTCTTGTTGTTGCTTAGCAATTTCCTGTTCAATTTCCTCAATACGGAGAAGCTTAGATTTCAACTCAGCAATATTATCAGAGGTCAGTACTTCGAAGATGGTAGATACCTTCACGTTGTTTTGCAACATGTTCTGTACATTGGCTTCCAGCTTATTCTTAATGGCAATAGCTTCAGCGGAGGACTGAACCATTATACCGAGTTCTGAAGTGCAGTATTGCTCCGGGTCAATCTCAAGAATCTCGTTACCAAACTCCGTAGAGTTCCATAACTTACGTGAACCTTCAAGTTCCGTAAACTTGGAAAGGTCTAATAATCCCTGCAGTTCAGTTTCAACAAGTTCCTCGAACATGTTAAAGATGCCGTCCGTAATAATAGTAGATTGGAATGTGGCTCTTTCATTTACTCCTACAAGGTCTGATGCATAGGTTTGGCCTTTTCGTTGTCGGGTGATTCCTATGACGTCATCCCATTCTTGTTTGAAGTGGCCAAGGAGTTCGATTAATTGTTTTATCTGATCGAACAAGCTCATGTCCAGCACCTGGTATTGATTCCAACTCTTATCTACTCCTATTTGGTTTCTATCTACCATCATGTAACCTAAAGCTTCCGCGTAGTAAAAAGTCTTTTCTTCATCCCACCCATTTTCTCTTGGAATGGCGTTGGGATCCATCAAGAAGATTTTCCCTTTAGACTTGGCTATGGTCAACTCAAGTGTACGTGTTACGATTACATGCATGATTAGGTACGGAAGTCCGATCTCTGTAAGAGATACATTCTCTGAGTGCAAGTCGGAAAACTTACGGCCATTGTACGGCTGTTTTGTCACAGAGAAATTGTTCATGGCATTACGCTGGAATAAGACCGGCCGTAAGTGCACGAATACATCATCTCCTATAAGGGTGCCTTCATAAAGTTCGTTTACCCATCGAGTTTCAATTAGGGTTTCCAACTCCTCGTCAAGAACATAGTCCTCATCAAGAACATCTTCTGAAATTTCTCCTGTGTTCGGGTCGATTCTCGAAATGAACTTAATCATTTTACGGCCTTTCCAAGTGACGTGGGTCACTGCAATTTTATCTATACTTCCTTCACTAGAAATGTATTGGAAGAAGTTCTGAGGGTTCGCGTAGTGATGCTTTTGCTCTAGGGAGATAATCTCATCTTTTTCTAGCACTTCGTAGTAGCGGTCCACAACATCCGCACAGGTCATTCTTTCCCGGTACACCACCCATTCTGCATTTTCTACAAAATCCTCATCAGGAGATTTATCATAGTCAATATAAATCGGCGATATCGGCTTAAAGCGTACTGTACCAAACTCTACGGTTTTGTAAGAGTAAGCTTCCCCGGCAATTACCCAATGCTTGAACATCTTCTGAAACTTCTGCCGTATGTTATGCTCAGCAATACAACGTTTCAACCATTTTTGTCCTTGCACCGCTATTGCATCTTTGTAGGAAAGATGAAACTTCTCACGAATATCTTCAGGTAACGGAAGGTTCGCCATCTGTTCCTGAATTTGTTGAATTGCTTCTTCTGAAGCTGGCTGTCCATCCGGGGTGATAAGCCCTTGTGCCATCAAATCGTGCTGTACCTGCAGTTGGAACATCTGTTCAATGTTCTTACGGACAGTTTTCTTCAGCTCTTCCTGATAGTTCGAGTAAGAAGTATCCGACAAGTTATTTACTTGGAAGATGAACGGTCGACGTGGATACTCGTTAATGAGAAGATCCAAATCCGTCCGAAGGATGTTTACCGGACGAACTTTAGCAGGAAATTTTTTATGGTTCGGATTTTTAGCTTGTAAAGGATCGGTAACGTGTGAAAACCAGTTCATAGGAAACTTACTGTTATACACGTCATACAACTGTTGTAAGTCTCGTTGCCCTCCTGTTATTTGGAACCGGCTGCCTGACAGGTAGAAACGAACATTGTCTTTAAACCACTGTTTATTATCCTTGATTTTTTCAGCCCAAGGTAAGGTCTGTAAAGGTTTAGTTCCTGCTGGCATACTACTAAATTTTCCACAAATATAGACAATTAGTAGAAAGATGTTTGTTCTGCATAATTGCTTTCTGTAAATAGTTCTCTATCGAAAAAAGAGTTGTCTTGTTTTCGTACTTTAATCTTCTTTGCTATATTCTCCTTCAGCATGAACATGGCTATAATCATTGAGGACATCCTATCCGAGTTCCGGATCCCACCCTTCCGTAATTCCCTCAATAAGCCCAGGTCGTAAATGCGGTCCAGTCTTAATACTGGTCTGCCATTCTCGTCGATGCCGATTTGTTCTTTGTGCCATTCAACAAGGTAGGTCATGCCCAGGCGTTTCCGTTCTGTAGGCATGTTCATCAAGTATGATCTGTTTTTCATATTGGAAGCCATCTCCTTGTTGTGTAGCATCTCTGGTTCGAATTCCACACGGTGAAGAAGACGTCGTGGTTTCGCGTAATCCACAACACCTTGGCCTCCTCCGCCAATCTCCCCTTGTACCGTACAGTTGTAGTAATCAGCCAGCATGAAGAGAATCTCATGACAAGTTTTTAAGCTTTTCGGTCTGCCGGTGTACCAAGCAACCGGAAGTCCTGAGTATGTGAGATCGTTAGGATTGTCTTGTTTAATCACCCGGATGTCAAATAGAGAGGTAAGATCATCAGCATCATCTTTGTAATAGGAGTCAAACACAATCTGGTACATCCCAGCAGGAACTAGGCCCAGACGGTCTCTCCAAGGTCTCTCCAAAACTCCCACAGCTCCAGTCAAATCATCTTTCTGCCCGTGAGGGTACTGAAGTATCGGATTAGCGTCTGATGTCGGTACAAACTCTACTCCTCCAATGGAGTTCGGAGTTGTACACCTTTCCAGCTTTCCGTACCTCACTAATGAACCTACGGCAGACTGACTGAGGATACGTCTGATTTGCTTATCTATTTTATCCACTTCGAAGTCATTACCATCCAGACGTTGGAACAGTTCTGACGGTGTTCTCGGGTATTCCGCTTTTCTACGGTCGAGTGCTTTTGGATTCTTGTCCAACTTAGCCATATCACGCTTCGCCTGATCAAGTTCAATGGCTTTCGCATAATCGATGTTCCCATTGGTATCTATACACTCGAAGTTCGTTTTGAAGCAAGGAACAAAGAATCCTACTTTCTCGTTAAGCCCACCTTCTTCAAGTACGTTGGGAAATCCAAGGAAGTCATGTGCATCCGGATTAGTAAACAAGGTTTCAAGCCCCTCGATAGATGGTCCTTCTTCACCACCCGTACCAAACACAGATATCTGACCACGGTAAGCAGTACCTGCAGAGATGTTACCTTTGGCAATCTCCAAGGTAGCCATTAAGTTTTTGAACGACCCGGCTTCTTCGAAGGTGATCTTCATTCCTCGTTTACCCCGGATCTTGTTCGGGTCAGAGTTTATTGTAACACCGTGTATTTCTGCCATACTTCCTCGTTCCTCTCCAAACTCATCAATGAAAGAAGCACGGAAAATCATATCCGTAATAGAATTGTGTTTGTGCCGGTGCTGTCTCCAGTAAGGGGAATTGTCGTTTATCCAGTCCATTCCGGTGACAACCTTGTTAAGGATACCATCAGCAATGAGGTAGTCTTCTTTTGCCGCAGCGTAAAAAGACTTGGACATTGGAACAAAGTTGTAATTGTATACACCATCCGCAGCTTCCATGTATGAGAATCCCGCTTCCCGGGTTTTGGCGCAGACGATGTGTTTACCGCCAGGGGAGTTAATTCCCATGAAGGTTCCACCATTCCAAGCTATATGTTTGAAACGCCACCATTCATATTGCATTTCAGAAAAGAATGGGAAGGCAAAGATTGTTTCAGCTGTACGCTTTGATATCTTACCAGTTACCTTGCTGCGCTGATCTTTAATGATGTCGGTAAGTAGCATGTCTTCTTTCACACGAATCATCGGCTGATAGTTCAAGTGAAAGTAGTGTCTACCTGTAATCCAAATATCTCCAACTCTGTACCCTTCTCTGCACCGCTTTTCTTCTTGTTTCCAGAATTCGTGGTATTCCAAAGAACCTCTTGGAGCCAATGTGTAGTGGCCCCCATTCTTGAAGTAGTTCAAGCCTGCTTCTCTGAAGTACTGTGTATTGACTAGGTTATGAAACATGCTTCTGGATAATTAAATCAACCTCTTCGTAAGTGTACGGTACAATATACAACTCACCGTAGCAACATATAGTTGAGTACCATTTATCTCCTATATCGTCATAGTACGGAGTGAAGCTGGAGATGTCATAGATGGTTACTTCCCGCAGATCCATTTCGAACAGTGGTTTTCTTGCGGGTTCTTTCCCAAGAATCTTCGCCAGATAAGCGTCTTCACTGTTTAACGGTTCCCAGAATACTTTAATCTTGAGGTTTACTTTCATCTTTAGGTTTTAAAAGGTCAGCAATATCTACATAGTTCGGTCCTGTAGGGACATCTCCCGTGGTTTCATCCCAGCTTGAATCCCCCACCGAGCCTTTAGTGTTGGCATATCTGATCTCTCTATCCGACATTACAGATTTCTTTCCACGGATACCGGCATTCTGCTCGAGTTCAGTTTCTACACGCTTCTCAAGTTTGTAGATTTCATCATACACCTTGTTCACTTTAGCCATCATATCCGCGTACTGTGTAGGAGTGAACAACAGCTTTCCTTGCTTATCCCGGGCATCAAAGTCCACGTTCTCAAGGAAAGTATCCATACTTTCCATCGCTTTCTGAGCTGAGCGATAAGTCTTCAGCGGCCGGCAACATTCATACTGAAGTTCCTCATAGTAAGTAAGTGCTTTCTTCACCACCGGTAACTTCACATCATCTTCCGTAATAGAACAATAGCGGAGAGCTTCTTTCTTCTTGTCAGCATCATTCCACGTTTTAAGTGGGGAGGAGAAGTCGAGAATGAAGTAGATGTACGCCAACACCTTTGTCGCTTTTCCTGGACGGTCTGGTCTCCCACCGAAGTGAGTGAATACAGCTTTAAACTCTGGAATAAGTTTTATCCAAGCAGCGTTTACTAGCACCTCGTTGTTGTCATCTATCGTGAATAATTTCATATTTCTGCGTAAAGTTGTACGTTGTTTAAATCTCCTCCAGTTCTACAATAGCTCCACGTTTCCTTAAACGTTTCCCATTCATCAGTTTCTCCATCACGGAGATGCTCAAGAAAGAGGTCATGCAGCTCTTTTGGAATAATGTACCAGTGGCAATCGTCATCTTGTACGGCCACTACAGGTCTAAGTTTACTCATCTTTTCTCTTTTTATTGTTTAAAACTCCGTCATGCTGCATCTGTTCCAGCTTCTGTATTTGTTTCTCCTTCACTTTGAACTTTCCGAATCCCGGTACCATTACCGTCTCAAAAGCTCCACGCTTTATCGTGGTATTGATAAACTTTGACACGGACATCACAAGCTCTTCCACTTGTTTTGGGGAGACGCCGGTCTTTGCTGCTACACGCTTGTACAGTTCCTCGTTTGCTACGGGAAGTTCTGCCAATTGTTCGTTGATGCTTTTATTATTCATTCTCGTAGTCAATCATGTTTACAGTTTTTCCTGACAACTCATGGGTACTATCTCCGCAATACTGAATCTGCCCTTCCGTAATAAAAAGATGGCAGATACTCGTGTATGGGTGGGTTCTGTACTTCGGGTCGTCACTTGGTGGCTTCCAATTAGGATCTGCGTTAAACCCTGACCGGTTCAAGAGTGAAGGAGTGAATGTGGGAGTATCGAAACTTCCGTTCCACTTCCAGCCTTCTTTCCCAGTTGTACGGGTCCAGTACTCGCTGTTGACGTAGTAGACATGTTCGTGCCCACAGCCTGGACACTTGAATCCGTATCTACCTTCCCCGTAATCTTTAAGCTTTGCCATGATACAGCAAATTTAGTAGGAAGTTCTCACACTACAAAGAGAATCCGTATCTTGTTACTACGGAAAGATGCCCCCGGTGTCGAGAGGAGAGAGGAAGTACCCCGGGTAGTGAGAGGAGAAGGAACTGATACCGTGTTGAAGTGCAGACGGGCGGAGGCTAGTACCACTTCATCCCGAGCCCCCCTACTAATTGTTGGCATGGAAAGTACCCGTACAGCTTTTGCTGTTTGGTTTTCTTTCAGCACTAAAAAATCTCCACAAAATTCAGCCACTGAGCTGTAGGAGTTGCAGACCGTTGAGTTCGTTGTTCTTTGAACAATGTTCTTCATTCTCAATGTGTTGAAGTGTTTGATATGAATGAACAAGTTCCTGTTGGTTCTCACAGCATGATGTATGATACATCAAGAGACATTGTATTAATCGGCAACGGATTATACTTTCACAACACAGTTGCCTCTGTTTCCTATTGAGCAAGGGGAATGGAGTAAGCGCTCACACAGTATCATGGCTAAGCATCTTTCATCCGCAGACTTCCAAGCTTGGTATAACAAAGCAACAGCAGTAAACTTCGAAAAACTTGCTTTCGACAAAGAAATCAAGTTCGTCCGTAAAGACGGAACTCCAGACTCTGAGTTCGTAACAACACAGCAAAAAGCCAAGGCTTACGGTTGTACAGTTGTGGACAACGAGGCATTGGGAATGAAACGCGCTATTGTAACGTTGGATATCCTTCGTGCTGAGCGTGTTGGTGATCCACGTTGTAAAGAGTTATTGACTGAGGCGAAAGCTTCTGGCGATTATTCAGCAGTTCGGTCTTATCTGGGTGTTCCGGGAGTGGCGAACGAATCTCGTTCATGTTTCCCTGAGTTATCAACTGTTCAAGGCGAACGTGAAGTGACCATTCATTTCAGCAAACGCACAGGTGTTGACGAGGAAGGCACAATGAACACGTATTACAGCATTGAAGTTGACGCTGTAACTCCATTGCCGATGTTGAAAGGCAACGACGTGAAGTTGGCGTTCGACGAGTTAATGGCGTAATCCACCTCATCCGCAGGAACTGGGAGCTCTCACACGAGGGCTCTCACTTTCTGTTGTTACGGAAGAGCGTTGTGCTTATGAAAGCGTGACGCATGTCGGGTTTACGCATCACGGGTTTCCCGGAGAACTAGTCGCTAGTAGTCAGACATTTCCCCTTCCTGATAGTGTTGCCAAAAGTCTTCCTCTGTCTTACATGGAGTTGGAGAGCTGCTAATCAAATGAAGTCCTGATATTTGAGGCTTTATCACAATACCTTTGAACTGCTCTGTATCTACTACAATGCAGTATCGAAGTTCTCCTGCTTCCACAGGCTCAGAGCATAAACCTTGAGTGTGAAGCCAATTTACAAGTTTC